GTTATGCGCTTGCGCTCCTCGGCAGCAGCAATTTGCATACCGACGCCGATGTAAAAGCCCCAAGAAGCAGCAACCTGCTCTTTGGTTAGGGTTGTTAGGTCTAGGTCACCTTTTCTGGTCTCCCAGTAGTTTGCAGCCTGTTCTAGGAACTTAAGCGCCTTTTCGACGTCTTCGTCGTTTCCATACTTGTTACTCATTTGTTTTTCCTTTGATAAGAGCAATGGCAACTGGCAACCCTTGAATAATCCAGGTGCGCTGCTTATATGACTTTTGCTCGGCAATTAGTTCTTTCTGTAACAGCTTAATAATGCGCTCACGCTCCGAAGACTCCCCAAGACACACAGGACATACGTCCCCGTCCACATTGGTGTAATCCCACCCATGAACGTCGCAGACGTAGTAAGTAGTGAACTCGGCCACTACCTCGCGCTTACGGTCGCTCATTCATTCCCCTCATTGATAAGGGCCTCAACCAGCAACAACAGGTCTGTACATTTCCCACCATGATGGGCGCAACGCCCGACAAGAGTTGGATGTTTAATCCGAAACTCGGCCACGGCCTCGTGGTCCTCAAGCGCATCAAAACAAATCTGGCGCTTAATTTTAGCTACAATGCGTTCCCGCTCCTGAGCTTTAGCAATCTCAACAAAGTGATTTATTGCATCAGCATCTTGCCTAGAGAATCCAGCGTCTAGGACTAACATGTTGCTTTCTACTTTAACCATCTACTTCTCTCCCTTGATACGGTCAATCGCCTTATTTAGCGGTCTACAACGCTCGCAAGTTGCATCGTGGTCTCCCGGCCAATCGTGCTTGATGGCTGCCCAATGTGCGCAGTCGTCTTTTTCAAGTTCCAGCACAGCAATGATGCGCGAACGCTCGCTAGTTTTACCGCTGTCGAACCACAGCTCTTCACTTGTGGGTAATTGTTTGCTCATTTTTCTCTTCTTTCTTATCCTAGTGTATAACTTTAAACCTAAATTTATACACCGATTTATACACAAACCTTAGCATAGATACTTTAGCTTGTCAATCTAGGGGTATTCGAACACCTGTTCGTATACCCTACTGCCCAGTGAATATAAGGCTATACCGGCCAGACGTAGTCATAGGTCTCAGGGCGAGCTCCGGTATCTTCCGGCCAACCAAACTGAGAGTACCACTCGTAGTCTTTGTTTAGCAAGGCTAGTCGGTGGCTTGATGCAATCGTCTTGAACTGCTCTAGGTTGGCAATCCAGCTCGGGCTATAGGTAGGTGCCGAAACACGACCTAGTCTTATGCCTTGCTCGATTGTTGCTCTAGCTTTGTCAGCGATAGTGGACTTGTAGCCTCTACGCTTCCACTCGTTAACCATCTCGACGATGTATAGGTAGAGAGCCATTTCATGTCCACGCCACATTTTTACAGCGGGGTGGTTTACCCAGCCTTTAGGAGTGCGGTGATTGCCCTGAGGGTCTAGCTCAAGGAGGGTCATCAGAATTTGCCAGCCTTCAAGGGCTTGCTTGTTCAGACGAGCGCGGTCAAGGACTTTTGCTATGTCAGCGAAAGAGTCCGTTACGGGTACAAATGTTTGCATACCCAGAGAGTATCAGACTACATTTAACATGTCAACAAGAAATTTAAGAATTTCTGCCGGGTCTTCGGTCTTGGTTTTGATGTGCTCTAGAGCAGTCAAAAGACGCTCGCGCTCCTGGAGAGCACCCTCGTCTAGGATGGCGTTGAATACAATCGCCTGTCCTTCAGTCAAGCTGCTAGACAGATTGTATTCTACGGTCTCTTCGTTTTTTGCCATTACTGGTCCTTAGCTGTCAGCCAGCTTACCAGCGAGGGGTTGTCTCTCAGTAGCATTACTAGGGGTTCTTGGAGCAGGTAAATAAACCAGTGCTCAAGGTTTTCATAGGTGTCCGTGCGCTCGTCTTTATCTGCCTTGTCATTCTGCCCGAAGACAAAGATGACAGCATGAAGGATTTCATGCATCAAATACCGGCGCTGAAGTTGATAGTTTAGGTCTTTGTTAACCACAATGAAGTTGCCGTTAGTGTATGTGTAGGCGTGAGAGTCACTCAGCCCCGGGTCGTCATTGATGTTGCGCTCATGAATAGCATAGGTCTGAGACCCGATTTTAATCTTTTTAGGGATAGGAACGCCAGCGGTCATCATATCTCCTTTATCAGACTATCAACCGTTTTATGTAGTTCCTCTAGGGTATCAAAGTTTTCGACCCCTGCGTCGAACGAGTAGTCGCCCATAGCGTTCTCTGAAGTGTGGCCGTTCGCTGGGCCTATTCCGTCACGATATACCCGCCAGACCTTACCGCCCGCGGCTCGGACAGCGTTAGCCTCGTTGGGGTAGCGGACATCAGAAAAGACAACCTTTGCCCCCTCTGGAATAGCACTAATAGCAGCTTTTACCCAGAAATCGTCGCCAAACATATCGCGGCCCACTTCGGTGCCGAGGCGTTGCATCAAGCCACGAACGTCTGGACTCTCGGTCTTAAGATTTTCCCAACCCATAAGGCGAACAGCCGGAGCAAGTTCTGTGAGATGTCCGCCTACTCTAATCATAGGATTTAGGCGGACTAAAGCCTCGCGCATGGGGTTTGCAAAAGAGAGCTTAACAAAGCCAAAGCTATCCACAAGGTGGTTAGCTACGGTGTCTTTGCCTGACCTGGCCCAGCCAGATAGTCCAATAATCATTTGTCTGCTTCCTTTAAGTGGAGATGGCGGGAATTGAACCCGCGTCCTAACATATTCGATTTGTTCTTCTACAAGCTTAGGCAGTGAATATTTCGGAGACTGCACTGCCACATCTCCTGGTGCTTCAGTTTTACGTCTCCAGCATGGACGTGGTGCGGGTTGTCCTATTTATTTAAAGCCTAGCTGCCCACTTAGGACTAGTGCTTTGCTAGGGGTTCTAACTGCTACTAAGCAGCTAGAGCGAATGCAGAACGTGATTCAGCATTTATTTCTTTTAGCGGTTTTACGAGACTCCGCCATCTCGGCTTGCTTCACCAAACTTCAGATGCCAGTCGAAACCTGTCATCCCCGTTTCTATATTTAGTTTTTAGTTACTAGACGACGCTTGATTGCATCGAACATTTTTGGGCGCTTCTTAAACGCCTTCTTGTTGTTGCGGTCGCTGTTGCTTCCTTTAGCAGGTGCGCTACCGCCACCTTTACCTTTTGCCATGACTGCCTCTCCGTTGAGATTCTATTATACATCAATGCCGCGGTTAGTTGCCCGCCACGTTGAAGGAGAGTGGTTTGCTTCTACAGCCGCCTTGTCTTTCGGGTCATCGTACAACCTGATTACGTGGATACACGGGTCACCGTTGTCAAATTCCTCGTCCTCAGCCTGAGTAGTAGGTAGTCCATCGTGCGTAAAACATACGGCTGGTCCGCACCAACCATTTTCAATTCCGGTCTTAAGCCACTGCTCAAAATCCATTTTAGCCTCCTAAAACTAAACCCCCCTATATCTTATACAGGAGGGTCCAGTTTAGCAACAATCAAATCGAATTATCGACCGTCACCAGGAACTGTGTTAGAAGCTGCCTTGCTTTCAGCAAGCTTTGCCTCTGCAGATGATGCAAACGCAGTGTTGATTTCTTCGCTGTCTAGCACGCCATCAACAATGTAAGCGCGAGCTAGATTCTCGGCAACTTCCATAATTCCGACAAATGCGGCGATTAGAGCAGACTTCCAAAGCTCTACGCCACCAATGCTACCAGCAGCAAGAACTGCGCTGACCTTTAGAATCACAAGAGCGACAGTCCTCTTGAGAATGGTTTTCAGTAAATCCATATTGTTCTCCCTGAGAGTGAGTAGGTTGATTTAGCCTCTCTCCCAGGGGCATATGTCTATTTTACCTCATTTTAGGCTACCTTACTGGGAGGCCTTACCTATCTCTGTAATTTTGTTTCGACGTAAGGCAGCTCGCTGGCGCTCAGTGGTTCCGCCCCAGATACCCTGTTTGTCGGGGTCCTTCATAGCAAACTCTAAACAACGGCGAGCATACGGGCATCTTGCGCAAATGGCCTTGGCCTCACGCTCATATGCATATAGGTGGTGTTTCTTAAGCATCCCCTCTGGCGGCTCTTCCGTAAAGAATGCATCAGGAAAACTTTCTGAACAAGGAGCTGGTCCAAATTCATCAAAATCTGGATAATCTTCTGGAAATAAATTGTTCATGGATTCTTCCTGTGTGTACTGCTTCTTATAAAGAGTCTATATAAAGGTACAAAATAAAGCAAGAAAAAACCCCTCCCGAAGGAGGGGCTTTTATTTATTAGTCCTGATGGACAAGAGTGTTTAGTTTATCCAAACGAAATCCGGACCAACTATCCAAACCTGCAACCACAACTGGAGCAGAGCGATAGCCCTTCTCTTCAATTAGTGGCATAATCTCAGGACTATCAGCAATCATTTTTGATTCGAACTCAATACCTTTGACAGTTAGAAAGCGCTTGGTTTGCTCACACTGCGTGCAGTTTGGGTTGCTGTAAACAATTACTGACATTATTTGTTGTTCTCCGCAATCAATTTAATTTCACATGCGTCTGTGGTGCAGTATGCCTCACCAATAGCTTCAACACCAAGACCTTGGTAGACGCCATCGAATGAGATAGGGAACAACTTTCCAGTCGCGTCTTCATACTCTTCTTTAGTAATCTGCGTGTACGGCATCTGAGGGTATGTGAAGTTACCTGACGGCAAGAACGATACAGTCTTTAGCTGACCGTCATACATGTGAAGTACAGACTCAACGTGCTGAGCTTCTGTCTCAGGGTCAAACGAGATGGTAACTGACACCGAGTTGTCCGACCAGTAACGCTGAGCAGTGGCAGCAAGTGCCATCTTCTCAAAGATAGTGACGTCGCGCTCTGCACGCTTTGCACCAGACTTGATTGGGAAGAACACTACTGAAGTAGTCTCCGGGCTCTCCGAGGCTGGCTCAATGTTGTAGTTAGCCATCTTAAATAGAGGCAGCATCGGGTCATTGTTACCAAAGCGGATAGCACGCATAAAGTACTCGCCACCTGGAGTCCAGTGAACGCCTGGGCTTTCACCTGCAAGAATCGATACAGTGCCCGACGGCTTGACGGTCGTGGTCTTGATTGACTCACGGATGCCCAGCCACTCCGAGTAAGTGACATCGTACTTCTTGATAACTGCATACCCCTCGTCCATCCAAGTACGAAGAGCCGGAAGCCCATGGATGTCAGCAAAGTTTGCAATACCAGACATCGAAGTTCCAATGCGACGGTTACGTTGCATAATTGCGTTGGTCTCTTCCCAGTGAGTAGGCATGAGAGTTACGGTCTTAGCGTAGAGGTAGGCAAACTTCAAAGTACGAAGATAGTCTTCCTTACTTTCGTGACGGTTTAGGTATGTCTCAACCAAGGTGCACATCTCATAGCTTTCGAGAGACTGCTCTGCACAAGGGTTGTAGCCCATAATGCGGTGGTCCTTGTTGTTGATTGGGTCACCTAGACGGCCATAAGCCTTTGACACATCTTCCCAGATTACGCCTGGCTCACCGTTGCGGATAATGCCATCGATAATTTTCGAAAAGTCAGTACCAACGTTTACCATGACCGAGTTGTTTGACATCCAACCCCAGCCAGGAGTTTCTGGGTCATACGAGTTACGCTCCGGGAACGCCTCTGCATTTTTAAGGTTCAAGAAGTTTTCGTCATCAATGCGACCGATTAGAAGTTCTGCCGAACGACGAACGTTTCCAGAAACTACACACTTACCGATTAGGTTACCGATGTCGGCAATGTCAACAGTAGTTAGGAGCTGACCTTTGCGTCCCAAGAAAATTGCACGAATCTTTCCGTGAAGTGCAAACAACGGGTCTGGACCTGATGCAGTTCCACCGAAGGTTGAGATAGGAGTGCCGTACGGGCGAATCTGGTCATAGTTGAACTCCCAGATTGGCTGCTCTGGCTTTAGGTACGAGTTGATTAGAGCAACAGTCGATTCCATCCAACCTTCGCGGGTGTCAGGAATTACATACTCTTGGAATCCAGCTGGCTCGTAAATTTCAAAGCCCTTGTCTGCTCCCTTGTCATCAAACCCAACGCCAACGCCTAGCATCGACGCTTCCATTAGGAACGCGAATGGCTTACCAGGGTTCTGCTTGGTCATCTCTAGGGTCGAGACGAAAGCGCAGTTCTGAAGTGCAGCCGAGTTTTTCTGAACGTTGACGATGTTGGTTCCCATAACCCAAAGACCGCGGCCAGGAGGCGACCACTTTAGATTGAATAGCGAATCAAAAAATTCTTTAGCCGAAGCAGCTGCCTTAGCATCTGACCACGGCAAACGGTTCTGCTTTGCGTGGTCCTTCTGAATCGAATAAGTTCCGTTGGTAACGCGCTCACAAACCTCCGCCCAAGTTTCTTTAGTGCCATCTTCTTTCTTGCGCGAGTACGTGCGTAGGAATGTGATTTCGCCTACAGAGTTGCCAGCGGCATCTTTGTATCCAAAAGGGGATTCTTTTTGCTTGTACTCCGCTACGAACTCTTCATTTAACTTGAACGAGAACATGCTGCGTTAACCGCTTTCTTTAGGGAGTGATTATTGTTTTACAAGTATACATCCTCCCGAGAAGGGGGAGTATTACTCAGTAAATAAGAATAGTGCTTCTGCTAATTCTTTGCAAGCAGGACAAACCCTTAAT